TCCCATCCGTAATCCGCAAAGTCTTTATACATTTGCTCTACTAGCGAAGTCGTCGGAACAACTATCAGAGTATTTTTCTTGTTTTCAACATAATATCTCACAATCGAATATATCATCAACGACTTACCTGAAGCAGTTGGAGATATCAATAATTTTCTATTATGTCTTAGAGCGTCGTATACTCCATCAATCTGATAATCTCTAGGTTTATACTTAGAGATAGCAGTCATATAGTCCTTTACACCTTCCTTTGATATCCCTTCATTGACTTCAAAAGGTAACCCATAATGTTTACTATCTACAAACTCATAAGTATATTCATGATCTCTACAAAACTGAACTACCCTATCTAATAACCCAACATATATTTCTCCAGTCTGAGTATTAAATAGTCTTATTTTACCATCCCAAAATTTCTTTTTATATGCTGGTGAAAACTTTGCACCAGGAACCTCAAATGTAAATTGATCTGCTAATTCATAATAAACATGAGGTTCTGCCTGAACATGAAGATATACTTCGTTCTTTTTTAATATAATCAAATGTGACATTGATCTAGCTCAATATCAAATATTTAGTTATGTAAACCAGGACGTATTATAAGTAGAATCATCTCTTCCATATTCTCCAATAGGAACTATATTAAAAGCAATAGAATATCTTGGAGTATCTTTAAAGTTTTCATTTATTCTATGTTTGAGATAACTTGGAAAAAATAATAAAAGATTTTTTTCTGGTGATATTGACCAAGAATCTGAATTATGTAATGTATATTTTTTTGGTTCAACCAGATAATCCTGTAAATCTGATACGGGACTATAAAAGACTATATTACCACTATTAGAATAATACTTATCAAAATAATAAACTCCACTATAAAAACTATTTTTATGATTATGTGATTGAGAATAATCACCTTTTTTCATTTCTGTTATCCATGATGTTGTTATTCTAAAATCATTAGAATAATTCATTTTAGTAGCAAATAATTTAAATTTGGATAATATGATATCTTTAATTCTTGGATAATTCTTTAATATAAAATTATCATCTGATCCTCCTGCTTTTTGACCAGCACTACCACTATCCACAATTTTAAAATTATCTATATTTAATTCACTAGTATCTTCTTCAATAGAAGTGGCTATGATATTAGATGAGAAGAGAGGAATAATATTCATTATCCAAACCCAGACTGAAACTTATGCCACTCTATGGCGTTCTTAATTTGATAAGTTCTGTTAGAAACTGTTTTTATAATTTCTTCTAAGAATTTTAATGTAGTATCATAATATCTTATCTTTAAATCTATTTTAGTAAGTTTCTCATCTGCCTCTAAATGCCTTTGTATTGCATCCTTTTCTCTAACCTTATACGGAAATGGATCTTCAGCATAGACCTCTGCTGGTGCCTTTCCAGTATAGTAATTATACCTTTCTAATCTTATTCTATTATAAGAATCTCTTGCTTTTTCACGCAGCAAAGTAATCGTATTATAAACAGTATAATACTTGGAATGTAATTGAGGAATTTTTAATGATTCATCATGTAGGTTATCAGGGTCAATGACAGAATCTTTCTGCCACATCTCCTGAATTTGATCAAGATTCATAAAGTATTGCCGTTAGCCCCTATTATATTATACACAGTATACTTGAAAGATGCCTCTGCTGTAAAGTAGTTTATGTCATCTTCTGTAGCATCAAAGTCTAAAGATGTCAAACTAGTGGGAAATAAATCTTTAAATTTAACTACTGCTACATCCCTATAATTACTATTTAAGATGTGAAGACTGGCATCACTAAACTGTTCTTGAAAATCTCTTTCACCAACCCTATTAGATCTTACTTCACGATCTGTAGTTTGATCTATGAACTGTTGAGGTGTCTCTGGAAAACCTAATCCAGTTAACCATTTATGAACAGCAACATAGTTTTTTAATTCTTCATCAACTAAGAATCTTAAAGTTAAATCACCATACTCTAATTTCTCACCAGGAACATCAATATCTTTTAAATAATTTGGTTGAATTACAGTACCTAAAGTTATTTCTGGAATTCTTGCAGAATTGCAAAAGAAATCAACCTTAGGGTATTTTGAAAGTGAGAACTTAAACCCTACAGGTGCTAAAAAATTCCTGTTAACTATTTGGTTGTCAGTTACTTTCGCCATTAATCATTAAGAATAAGTTGGAACCATTCTTCACTCATACCACGAATAACATCATCTGCGGAATTTTGATCTTCTGCATATCCTTCACGTATTAAATGTTCCGACACTTTTTTATAATTATCGTGTGCCTGTTGAGTCTCTCTAGGTGTAGGTTTCATTTTCTTACAGTAGTCGTATATTTATTTAGATAAAAAAAGAGGGGTGTTAAACCCCTCATTAATTATTGTGGTAGGTCTACGCCACTTTCTTTTTTAGGTGTAGGAATACCATCTCCAACTTCTTTACCAAAGAGTTGTGGTAAGAAACCTTCCCATTCATATGGTGCTTTACCATTTAGTCTCATTTTAAGGAATGCATACTGACATACTAGACCATCAAGTTCGTCAAATCTGTTTTTTGCTCTTTGACGTTGTTCTATTACTGCTTGTTCAGTTTCACAACCTTTAGTATATCCTATAAGCTGTGTTGTTTCAAGATTATTTTCATCTTGAACAAACTTTTTCATGTGAGTCATGAAAGCATCTTTGATGTAATCATCCTCTTTAGTGCATAGAACTATTGGATTTGTGATGGCATCATTACCATACTCCAGATCTATATCTAAGAAATCGTATGCCTCTTTCTTTGCTGCTGAACCTGTAGATATATGTCTAACGTTAGTTACCTCAGATTCAACTAAAATAGATGCAGCGATTTTATCAACATCCTTTTCTTTAAACTGATGCTTAGAATGATTAACCCAGTCTTTAATAGGTTCAATAGTGTCTATGACATTACCCTTTGCAGCTTCTCTTTTTGTCCATCTAACACCTGTGTTGATATAGTCTTGGCGAGATGCTTCATCTGATTTAGGATGATCATTTGCACTTAACTGAACATGGTCTTTAACATTTTGAAAGTCATAACCTTTCTTAAGATCATATAACCATACAGGTGCTGTGAGTTCTCCCATATCTTGAAGTTTAATCCACCTGTTGAATCCATCCCAAAGATAATAATTTCCTTTATAGAACACAACTATCAAAGGTCTTTGTGTTACATCCCAACCTTTGTCAAGATCTTTTGCTTTAAGTTTAGTACCACCTGCACGGGCATCATTATCTTCCTCATCAACATCTATCAATGTCATATCAAAGATATTAAATCTACCATTTTCCAATCCCCAGAAGAATGGAGGATTTTTAACGATTGCTGCGAACACTTCGTTTTCTACGACTGGTTGCCAGTTGCCACCAGTAAAAGGAATTAATGTTCTTATGTTGCTTGTTGCTACAGTCATAATTTAAATATGTAAATCGTAAATTTATATAGGTAAATTATATATAATAGTTTTATAAAAGTCAAGGGTAGTAATAACCGAACATAAAAAAAAGAGACCCCCGAAGGAGTCTCTTGAATAAAGGAATTATATCCTTTCTTCTTACATGAGGTTAAGAACCTTAACACGTCTGTAGTAACGGTTAGCGTTAGTTGCCAAACGTCCAAGACCTTGAGCAGTTCCTTCAGCGAATGGGTTTGCGACCATGCCGTAGCGGGTCTTAAATCCAATTTTTGGCTGGAAGGTGTTTTCTCCAACTGCACGAACCATCTGTAGAGGAACGTATGGGCAGTAGAATAGTCCTGCGTCATAAGGTGAAGAACCTTTATAACCAGCAACATAGTATTGAGCACCAGAACCTGCAGCACCTACGTTAGCAGAATATGGGTCAATGTAGACTTTATACTTACCTTGAAGTACACCAGCAAATGTATTGCCTGTGTCATCAACATTAAGGTTAGCGTTAAGAGCAGGTGTGTAGTCTAAAACACCAGCCATTGTTAGAGCAGAAGCAACGTCAGCAGAACAAAGGATCATGTTCCCTTTGCCACGACGAGTTCTTTGTGCGATTGCGTTAGCATCACGCTCGATTTGGAAGATCAGACCTTTGAACTTCTCAACTGACCATCTACCATTGGAGTCTGTATCTAGGTCAAATGCACCAGCAGTGGCAACGTTTGACTGAGCACCAGATTCAGCAACCTTGTAGATTGTTCTGATTACTTCTCTGTTGATCTCAGCAAGAATCTCAGTAGAAAGAATGTTGGCAAGTTCTGCCTCTGCATTCAATCCGTGGATTGCTTTAAGATCTTGAGCGAGTTCTAAACTGTACTCTGCTTTTAGGGCACGAGACTTAGCAGTAACAGTAACTTTCTCAATCGAGAATGCCATCTCGTTGAATTCGTTACTGGAGGTTCCGAGTGCTTCAGCATCTTCGGTATCCATACCACGACCAACAGTATACTGTTCCTTGGCCTGTGATCCTTCTGGGTTAAGAACGCCTGGGTTATCACCACGCTGAGTGATAGTACCGAAACCAACTAGTTTACCACTAGTTGCTCCTTCGTTCTGGGTGTAACCAGTACCGATCTCTGAATCCAATCCGTTGGAATCCTTAGCAGAGAATGAAGTATCTGCTTCATCGAATAGTGCTTCTGTACCAGAGTTGCTGGTATAGCGACTTCTCATTGCGAAGATCAAACCAGTAGGTCCGTTCATTGGTTGAACACCTGCTAGGTCATAAGCGACCAAGTTAGGCATTGAACGACGGATAAGACTGATTAGAACTGGGTCGAAACCTGCTGTAGGTCCACCAGCTGTAGCACTTGCACTAAAACCTGCGGTTGCTCCACTTGAACCTGTGGCGTTTGTTGGTGCTGCTTCAGAAAGAAACTCTCTTTCTTCCTTAATTGCTTGTTCTTGGTTCTCTAGAAGAACTGCGGTTACCATTCTGCGATGATTGTCTTTTATATCGCCAAGACCTTCATGGTCTAGAATTGGTGCCCACTTCTCCTGCAGAGCCTCCTGATTAATTGGAGATTGCATTTGAAAATTTACCTCTTAAATGTATGGGTTTGAATTTTTATGATTTAAAAATCACTTTTTAGAAACTCTGTTCAGAGTCTGAAGATAGCGTTCCATTACACCAGAAACTTCCTGATATGATGGTTGATTTGCTTCTTCTGATAGATTCTCTGACTTGTCTCTTTGAGTTCCAGCATTCTCTGGGAAGTATGAATCCCTTAGAGTTACTAGCTTCTCACGATAGTCTGCTTCACTTTCAAACTCAACATTTTCCACTAGACCAGCGAGTTTGTCTTTCTGAGTATCGGCAAGACCCTCAGTGACTTCAGCAAAGATTCCATCAGCAGTGGACTCAGCTAATCTACGGTTTAGAGCAACATTCTTTTCTATTTGCTCATTGAGTTTTCCTTCCATTTCATCAAGTTTATCTACCATGTTCTCGATGACATCATATTTTTCTTCAGGGATTGATACATAATGATCTTCAAAGAGACCTTTAATTCCAGTTAGGAATGATTCGGTCATTTCTGTTTTTAGTCCGTGCTCAATAGCAAGTTGGTTTTCCTTAACCCACTCTTCAGCAACGTACTCTAGGTAGGAATCAACCCTTTCTGTTAGTTCTTTCTTAACAGTTGCGACTTCTTCAGTCAAGGATTGTTCGTATTGTCCTTTGAGTTGCTCCTTAAGTTCTCCTATCTTAGACTTAATAGCAGCTTCAAAGATCGTCCGTGCTTTGGATTGAAACTCTTCTGAAAGTTCTTCGCCAGCAATAAGAGCATTAATGTCTTCTTCGACATCAATTTTTTCTTCCTCTACTTGCTCTTCGGCAACAACTTCATCTTCAGTAGTTTCTTCTTCAGCAACCACTTCTTCAGTAGAAGTCTCTTCTTCAGAAACAACTTCTTCTTCTTTAGTAGGCTCTTCGGCAACTACTTCGCCTTCGATTTCAACCTCTTCCTCTTTAACTCCTTTTGGAGCAGAGTCTGCAGATTTTGCACCTTTATTGACAACATCTTTTACTTGCTTAAGACTACCACCAGGTGTCTTTAATTTTGCTGAGTTGTCATCTACTTTGTAGTTCTCAGGGGTAGGACCGCCGAGATCTTCCCAAGTAGCAGGAGTTCCACCAGTGGATAACTTCTGCATTGGTTCGGCTGCCTTAGCTCCTTTGGTTACCACGTTTTCGGTTTGAGTTTCCATGTCTTGTAATTTGCTACCAACGGACGGTGTATAGATTAATAAATCTGTATTTATTTATAGAGATTACAGATTTGAAAGAAAATCGTTGAATAAATTCAACTTATGTTCTTCAAGTCTTCTCTGATCAACTAAAGTGTTGATCGACCTTTTTGTTTTTTCTGCGAGTTGTTCACGAAGATTACCACCTTCCCAAACCCATTCCTTTCCTTCCATAATTCCATTCACAAATGCGTCTGGAGCAGAAGGATCGGCAACGATATCAGCAGCAGTTGCTAACTGAAAATCTTCACCCACAATTTTATATCCTTCATTCGTAGTCTGAAGTGATCCAACACCACGAGAAGAAACACCAAGTGTAACTCCCTCATCAATTAATGATGAAGCAATCTTACCCATAGGTGTAGAAAGAATTTGTGCTCTACCTTTAAAATTATTTCCTTCTTGGACAAGAGAAGTAATCTTATGAGAAACACGATCTAAATTAACAGTTGGTCCTTCAGGATGTCCAAGTTCTCCAAGAGCACGACCCTTACCAATAAAAGACTCATTATATCTACCAACTTCACGAGACAGAGTATCTACAGGATACATTCTTCCATTACGATTTTGAATATTTCCTTGTAAGAAAACACCCTCAATATAAAGTTTCTTTTTAGCACCTTTTCCTTCAGTGACAAATTTAACCTTAGATACTTCTTCTGTAATTAATTTCATTTTCTTAGTTAGTAAATCCTACGGCAGATGCCAATACAGCAGCATTAGCTGCCCATACTATATCGGTTGGTTCTTTTTCAAATATTTCACTAGATGATCTAGCTACTGTAAAACTACCTAAAGTTGTTCCACCTGCAGTATCTTGAATAGTAACTTTATGGTCTGCACTAGCTCCAGTATTAACAACACGAACCACTCTTGCTTGAGAAATACTTGTTCCCGTACCAGTTGTTGTTGGTAAAGCTGCTTCCGCACCTTTAAGTAAAAGTCTCGACATTGTTACTCTTCTCCGTCTGGTTGATCAGGTTCTACTTCAGGTTCACTTTCTGATGGATTAAACATAGAATTGGCAACTCCATTTTTAAGAGTTTCAATTTTTTCAGCAGCTTTTGTATACAATTGATCTTTTAAATCATCAGCAACTTTTGCTTGACTTCCATCAGTCGCAATCAAATCGACAATACTTTCCATGAAATTGATATAGTTATTATATAATTTATTTATATCTCGGCAATTTTGTTGTCATTTGCTAGTTGACCAGCAGTAATTACATCTGCTTCAACCATTCCTTCTTCACCCTCTGGTGGTAATGGTTCTCCTGTAATTGGATCTATTGCTGCAGGATCTGGAATAACTCCATCTTCAATTTCCTTAGCAATTTGATCGTCCAATTCTTCCATTTCTTGATCAGATTGACGAAGAACTTTTTTACGCACCCATTCCTGAGAATAGTATCTACCAATATATGGTTCTATTGTTGCAAGAGTTCCTAATCTTTCATTCAATAATTCAGATTCTTTTAATTCTGCAAATTGATTATCATAAACAAAATCATATTGAATATGATCATTAATTTGATCCCAATCTTCTGGAGCAATAATATTCTTTAAAATAAGTTGAGTTCTCAACATATCAGAGAACATATTTGCAAATCTCTTTCTTAAACGACCTACAAACTTAGCAAACTTAAGTTCATCTCTTAAAATTTCTGATGAACGTCCTAAATTAAATCCACCATCATTAGCAATTCTAGACTCAGGAACACCTAATGCTCTATAAAGCTTTTTCTGGAAATATTCAATATCAGATAGTTCTCCTAAGTTTTGTCCACCTGGAAGTGTAGTAATTTCTGTTCCTCTACCACCTTCTCTACGTGGTAACCAGAAATCTTCCATCATAGACATGAACTTTCTGTCATC